AGCAAGCCACCGTGTCCAACGCACTGTCTGCCACGTCGAGGGTGAAGGTCGTCGTCCCGTCGGCGTACACCGCTGTGGCAGGGGTCTGCTTGCGGTCAAGGCAAACGTGGTACGGATAGGTGCTATCGGAGGGAACCTCCGTCGGGATCGATAGGAAGCGGAACCCGTCAGTATTCTCGACCAGCAGGAAAAGCTCGCCGTCAATCACCACGCCGTCAAGGACGGTCGGGTCTCCAGCCAAGGTCCATTTGCTCCACGCCGACTGCACTTTCTCGTTTGCCCGCCAGAAGGTTCGGTAGGCATAAATCGATGAGTCACCGCCGATTACGAACACCGCGTTCTCGATAGAATCAGCAGCCAGCCCCTTCGTGCCTTCGGGGAGATAGCCGTAGACGTGCTTCGTGATGTTCGCGGCCGTGTTCACAGACAGGGAATCCTGATAGAAGTATTCCATTACCTGAGTCACGCCGCCCGTGTCCGCGCCAAAGTAAATCTGGCTCCCCATCTGAACAGGTCGAACGGGCGCCGACTCGTAGGACGTAGACGCCGTGATCGCAGCAGTCGTCGGGGTGAGTGTCTCCGGCGCGTTGAGTTCAAACTGCTTGCCGGACTTCGTGAAGATCACAAGCGACTGCTTGAACGGGACGAGGTAGTCCACCAGAGTAACGGTCTCGCTGGAGAGAGATGCGTCAATCGGGTCGGAGTCAACGACATTGTTCGGGTCGTCGAGGAAGAAGTTGTACACGTCATTCGCCTGAGAGAACACGACATATTCGTCTCCTCCCAAGACAAGCCGTCCTCTGTGATAGGCCATGTCAGAAATCGTCCGCCCCTCTTGCCACAAGTCCGGGAGGGGATTCGTCGCTTCGTTGGAAGTTTCCTCGTCGACCGGAGGATCATCATCGTTCGGTAGCACCACGCTCTCGCGGAATGCCCAGTTGATGAGCGACATCTCGAAAGCCGGAGGGTTGACGTTCGTGCGAACCAGCTTGACGGGCATCGTCGATGGGGTCGGGAACGCTTCTTGTGCGCCAGCCGCTGGGACTCGGCGAAGGCTGACGTCGTAGTCGTAGGCCATCAACTCCAACCCGGCAACGTAGACATCGGCCGTCAGGTCGCCACCGTAAATCGCAACACGGTATTCCGTGGCGGAAACGGGGGATGGGATGTCGAAGGTATACCACTGGCCGGAGTGAATCGTCCCCGCCGAGATGACCTTTGCGTAGACGTTGACCCAAGCAGCGCCAACCTTCTGCTGGAGGTCGATGCGGAACGGCAGAGCGCTGTCGTAGCCTTCCGGCGCGAGGAAGCGCACCTGCTCGACTTCCGTAGCGGCGTCGAGAGTGATTTCAATGTATACCGGAATGGTCGCGAACAAGGCAGAACCCTTCCAGAACGTCGCGAAGTTGTGGTCGCGGATCGATTCGAGCGTACCGCTCGCCGTGTCAGGGGACGCGAGGTCGGCGTCGAGGACAACATCGGTCGTCTCGGAGACCTCAACGCCTTCGGCCCGATAGAACCCAGCCGGATAGCCAGGGGTAGGATCAGTCGTCTCGTAGTACAGCCCTTCCACGAGGTTCGAGCTGTCGGCAATCATCGCGTCATAGTCTGCGTAGGTCGTCGTGACCGAGTAGCCTTCCATGTCTGAAATCGCCAGAGGAAACTTGGAGTTGCAGATGAGGGTCGTGTCGGCAATCGTCAGGAGCCGAAGGTCGGCCGCGGTCGCGCCGTAGCTCGTGATGTAGGTCTGAGCATCCGCAGAAATCGTGACGCCGGCCTCAACGCCGGCCTTTGTGAACACGCGAACTTCCATCTCGGAAGAGGCGCCAACACCATAGACAATGATGTATTGCTCATTATCGTCTCTGTCAATCGCGTGGATGCGGTAGTTTCCGTCTGCGAGGAGAGAATCGACCTCGAAGGCCACCTCGCTACCGGGCCTCTTAGAAGCGCCCTCACGGACTGTGAGGTCTGCGTTCAAGGCTTCCGAGACCTGATTTGCGGGGCGAAGGCTCGGAGCCTGCGTAGAAACCCCGCCAAACAGGGAGGATACCGTCAGTCGATTGGTTGGCATAGATTATTCCCAGGCATACGAGATGCCGTAGAGGTGGATTTCTTTGTCGTCGCTGAGCGTCTCGAACTTCCAGCGAAGGTCCGTGCCTGTGGTGGTCACGGTGTTCAGGACGCCCGTGATGGTCGTCTTGGTCGCGTCATAGGCTTGGGTCGAGAGAGAGACTTCATCCCACGTCGAGCCGTCGTCGCAGGACAGATAGAGCTTGTAGTCGGTCCCTGCCACAGCCCCTGCGTCAGCATCGACGATGCCAGAGACAACAAAGCGCGTCGGCTGGGCGGGGGCGGTCGTTGACTCAGACACCGCGACCATCGGAGCGACGGGGGCCAGCTTGTACTGCACCCTGTACACGTTCCAGTTCTGAGAACCGGTAATCACGGGAACCATCTTGAGATAGCGCGTGTAGATCGCCGGGTCGTGGGTTTCCGGGTTCGCGCCAGCGGCGGACGTGAAGTCGTCCACGAAGGTCCAGTCCGTCCCGTTGTCGCTCTTGTAGAGGGCATAGTCCCTCTGGTAGGCCGTCTGGTGAATGTCAGTCCACTTCACGCGGACCTGCGACCCGAGATCGAAACTGATCCAGTTGTCGTTCGTGTCGGCAAGAAGCTCGCTCCAAACCGTAGCGGTAGAGCCGTCGATCATGTTGTTGATCTCGGTCTGCCCGCCTGACGATTGAGATGCGCTGGCCGCGCTCGGGTTGAGTGCGGTGTCCGCAGGAGTCACAGGGCGAATGAAGCCAGTGCCGTTCTCGATGTTCGTACTGCCGGCAACGTCAATGCCGTCGTTCGTCGCGAGGCCGTCGGATTCCATCTTGACGAAGTGCCGGATGCCTGTGACGGACTCAAGGCTCAGAAGGCAGGTTGACAACCGCAGGCTGTCGCCGTCAGTCAGGATCGTCTTGCCGTCGTGCGTCAGGGCCGCGCCCGAAAGCGCGAAGTCGTCGATCACGGCCTTGTTGGTGTGGCTGTGAAGCTCGGAGTGCGTGTGCGCGATGTCCGCATAGTCGGCATCGTGGTCGTGGCCGAGGAGCGAGTAGAGCGAGTTGTGATCGTGGTTCGGCATCGCCGGCAGCGGGTAGAACGACGTTCTGGCTGTGGCGGAGAATGCGTTGAACCCGTCAAAATCCTGGTCCTGCTTCCTCGCGTACAGCATCGCCGATTCCGCATCGCGCAGGAGGACAGGTTGGCGGGACGTGCCGCCGAGGAAGTGCTTGTCGAACATCGCGGCCGCGTCTGCAATCACGGCGTTCTGGATGTAGTCCGGGCAGTCCGTCCAGTCCACGAGACGGGTGATCACGCACGAGAACGAGTCCTCGTAGATGTCGCTCCCGTTTGCGAGGGAGTAGAGATACCCGCTCCGAAGAACTGGCTTGAGTTCGGGATTCTCCCATGCGAGGACGAAGCTCGGAAGGACCACCTTGCCGTCGCCGTCAGGAGTGAACTCGTAAATCTCCGTGTTGTAGACCCACCCCATCGAGAGGACTCTGCGAAGGGCAGACGTGAGTTCCTGCTCGGCTTGGCCTACGCGAGAGGACGACCCGGTGTCAAGGGCGCTCGCCCGCGCTTCGCCAGATGCGGCGAGAACTTCGTTGACGCCTTCGAGGAGTGTCTTCGGCATGGGTTATCCTTTTCCATCTTGAAAGCGCACCCAGCCCCAATCTCGTACGGCTCGGTGCATTGTGTTCCTGTTCATGAACGATGCCCCGCGGAATATCAGGCACGACAAGAACAGGTCGTCCCAGTCTTTCCGAGGCATATTGAAATGCTCGTTGGTTTCTTGGTCCAACACGAGACCCTCTGTTCCGCAGTACCCGGCATCATGGGGAAGGGCGGCTCGCTTCTGCGGGCCAGTCCACGGCGAACCAACGAGTGCCCACGCGAAACGAGGGATAGAAGCTCCGTCCCAGTTGAACCCCTTCGGGATGAACAGTTTCTTGAGAGTCCCTTTGTAGAGAAACTCGAATTTGTACGGGCGAGAAAGCACCATCTCCCGGTCGTTCTCGTCGCTGTCATGCGCAAAGAACTTCGGGAGGTAGGTGATCTCGACGTTCCCTACTTTCGCAGAGGTCATGCTACAGCCCCGTTGCGCTGGCTTCGTTTCCGCTGCCTACATCCTTTTGGGTCTGGCCCTGATCAATGGGAGACCTGTCAATCTTGATGATGTAGATTTTGTTTGCCTCGGCGTAGTTGCCGTCGTACCAGACCTTTGCTGTCGCTGTAGTCCGGTGCATTTCTTCGCCGCCATTGCCGTTGATTACGACGCTGACGTTCTCAGTTTGGCATCCGCAAAGGAGGCCGAGAAAAAGAAGGATCGTGTGAAGTCGCATTGCTACCCCCTTACCGAGAGTGTAGGGCCATATGTCCGAATGTGGTGGAGAATCAGGTCCACCTGGCCCTCCATCTTCCCGACGGAACGATTGATTTGGTTGATTTGTTCACCGTGGTTCGGTCGCGTGCCAACGTAGATCGTCGCCAAGATTGCGAGAACGGCGATGAGGGCCGTGACCCTGTCTCGCCAGTTCTTTGCGCAGCGGCTACGAAGAGCTTGGCAGTCTGTTTTCTCCACATAGGACGCCATGGCGGTCCCTATGCGTTGAAGTTGTCTGCGACGTCGTAGACGGTTGCCCCGTCAGCGAGGCCTGTGAGGTCGGTGTTGTTCAGCTTCGCGAGGAAGTCGTACATACCACGGACCTGATGGCCGTAGAGTCGCGTCAGCTCTTGAAGGATGGCCTTCTTTGTCGCGAACGCGGGGAACGCAACGGTGTCGGTATATTCTGCCATGAGAGGCTCCTTTGAAAAATGGTAGCGGGGGCCGAAGCCCCCGCGTCAAGGGTGTGACTACGCAGAGGTCAGAACGACTTCGGCGCACATTTCCGGCTTGATGTGCTTCGCACCCATCCAGTAGTGGGCCTGAATCAAGCTCGAGTGGGTTTCCGGGTCGCGGTCCGGGCCTTCGGTCTGAATGCCGCCGATGTCCACGAGACCGATGGCCTCGGGGCCAGCAATCGCCAGAAGAACCGTGTCGGTGAAGTCGCCTTGGTAGGCGGCCTCTCCGGTCGTCACGTTCGTGCTGGGGATGCTGTTGGTCTCGACGATCATAAAGCCTTCGCACTTGGTCAGCGTCCGGCTCAGCAACTCGTTCTCGCCGTGCGTGAATTCGGCCGACTGGAGCGTCTTGTCGATCCGCAGAACGCGGGCGAGGTAGGGAGTCAGGAAGGCGACGCGGTTGTCGCGGGGCAGGTTCAGCTCGTCCCATTCCTGCGCAATCTGCGCAAGGGTGGTCTGGATGCGTTCGCTACCCTGCATCGAGAGCGGGTAGGCAACGGTCACAGCGCCGTCAACCGGAGCGTCCACCTGAACGCCGGCGGGGAACACCGAGCCGTCAATCGTGCGAGCCGCGGTGCGGGCGCCCAGTGCGATCTTGCGGAACACGCGCGCATCGACTTCTTGGGACAAGGCCTGACCTTGACGGAGGCCGAGGTTGGCCGACCACGCGGTGTTGACCATGTGCATGTCGTTGTCGCCGACATACTTCTCGGTCACGATCTTCTTGGTGTCCAGCTCGATCGTGATGCGTTCCTGCCCGGGTCCGGCCGTACCGTCGCCAGCCGTGCCTTCGGTCTTCTCGGTGACGGCCACCGTGCCCATGTCGTCGAACCAGACGGCCTTGCTGCCCATCGGGACAGGACGGCGGGTGACGAACGGGAGGATTTTCGATTCTTCGTAGAACTTGGTGAGCACGCTGCCCTGGTGTTCGATGTCGCTGAATCCGCGATCATCGTCGATTCCGGTGAGTCCTTCGCGAGGAAGAACAAAGAGAGTCTTAGCCATGATTGGCTCCTTTGCTTTGGAGGGGTTGGTTTGAGTTCAGCACCTTGCTTCACTCGGTGTTTCGGCCTCGTGTCTGCTTGGGAGTTGTGTCACGGTTGCGGGGTCCGTAGGATTTTGCCGCTTGGTGAGGCTCTTACGCGTCGCGTCTGCCGGGATCAACGAAGGCGCACTTGCCCGTAGGCTGCGTTTCTTCATGGACCCCAAACCCGCTACAGAGGTGTCCCCCTGTAACGAGTGTTCTCAGGAAAGGAGGCTGAGTTTACTTCTCCGCCTTGGCTTTCGGCGGGGCTGGTTTTTCGGGTTCCTTGACTTCCGGCGGGGCGGTCTTGGGCGTGGTGCTGGCGAGGACTTTGCCCTTGGGTTGCTCTTTGGGTTCCTCCGGCTTGGGAGTAGCGGCGGTTTCTCCGAGTGCCTCGGCCGCCTTGCTGGTTGCGTCCTCCCGGCTCTTACCCTTTCCGGTGTAGAGATGTTTGCCAGTCTTCGGGCACGAGACCCAAATGGTCCAGACATCGCCCGTCACTGCGTATCGAAGTTTGAGGTGGTTCATGCTGTTCCTTCCTACTGGAGTGTGTTTGCGCCGCCTGCGTTCTGCGTCGCATTGATCCGAGCGGCGAGGTGTTGTGCATGGGCATGGTCATAGTTGGCCGCGCGCGTGTTCTTGCAGTAGGCATACGCCGCAGCGAGATCGGACTGTCGTGTGAACGGAGCCGCCGAAGGAGACTGCGGAGGCTGGTTTCCGGCGACGTGAGGATGGGACTGCGACTGGCCGCTGATGTTTGCGATTGCGGACCGGAGAAACTCGAAGCCCTGCTTACGAGAGCTTGGGTCTTTCACGAGCGCGCGGAATGCCTCTTTCTGAGACTCTGAGAGGGCGCCGCCCGTTTTGAGGGCAACGTCAAGCTGCTCCTCCGACCCGAAGACGGCGATTCCTGCCGTCCGCTGTTCGGAGATCGCTTGCGCGCGAGACGCTTGCAGAGCAGAGAGGGTCTGGTCGATCACGCCTCGGCCGAGGCCGGACGCTTCGATGGCCTTGTACGAGCCTTCGCTGAGGTGGCCGGTTTGGGCGAATTGCTCGGCAACCGCCTGATAGTCCAAGCCGGCGCGAGTGACGACTTCCTCGATGCTTCCGGGAGGGGTCTGCGGGGTTTGCGGGGTCTGCGGCTGGGCCGCCGGAGCAGGAGGCTGTTGGCCTCTCTGCAACCGAGAGAGTGCGCTCTCGGCGTCCTGCTGGCTCTTGAGGAGCGCTTGGACGTTGACGCTGCCGTCTTCGTTCTGGAACTTGGCGGGAACGGCGTAGCCCAACTCGACGCCTTGCGTTTGGGAATGCGGTGGTTCTGTGCCCTGCGGGGGCGAGGTTGCGGGTTCTGTCATTGGAGCCTCCTTTGTGTGTGTGGTATCAAGGCAACGTGCCTCGGGTTAGTATTCGGTTTCCGGAGCCTTGGCGTACACGACCCATTCTATCGATGCGGCGGTGATGCCGGCGGCAACAACGGCTGGAATCTGACCGGCGTGGATCGCGGCGGCGGCGAGGTTGAATCCGCAGTTGGGGCCGGGTCCGTCGGATGCGTTGGTTTCCGCGTCCGGGTCATAGGCGTTGCCCCGGTCGCAGCCGCCGCAGTGGGCGCATTTGATGGCCGCGACGATCTCGCCCGTGCGGTTGCCGGCTTTGTCGAGGACTTCCACAAGCCGCATCGAGCGCAGGTGGCCGGGCTTCCACGCATCTCCTGTAGTCGTGGCGGACGGGTCGGACGCGAGCTGCTGAATCATCGCCAGCACGGTTTCGGAGGGAATCATCTGGCTATCCGCGCCCGTCGCGCGAATCAGGCCGTAGGGCGTTTTGTTGGTGATGGTCATGTGTTAGTCCATAACTGACAGCATCGCCGTGTGCAGGACCAGCCCCGTTGTGCCCTCGGTGTTGCGGGCGACGATCCGCACGGAATCGCCAGCCAACAACGAAAGGTTTGCCGAGCCGGTGAAGGCAGTGTCGTTTTGCGTTGAACCCGCCATCGTTCGCGGAATCACGGCGACATATTCTGTACCTCCAGCCGCGCGCGAAATCTCCAACGCAAACTCGAATACGTTGGCCGTGGACGGCGCATCCGTATTTCCGTAGAAAGCCCCGACGAACTGATATTCGCCGTCGTTGTCGAACGTGAGACTTCCACTCGCTATGGTGACCCCTTGCGTCTCCGATGTCGAGGTTACGGCCATGGTGTCTATAGGATACCATTGATTTTGTACGACAACACCGGTGGTGAAGTCACTGGCGAGTTCGAGACACGCGCTCGTCCGCAATCGGCGGCGTACATCACCCGCCGTAAGGAGGCGGATTCTGCCGTCGTTCAGAATTGCGACGATTGAGGCGATGCCATCTCCATCGCCAATGGTAGCTTTTTCGTTGAGTCTGACGTCAGTCATGATATTTACTCCGTGAGGTAGTTGTCGTTTTCATCCAGTAAAGCGTCTCCGTTTTCGTCCAGCAGATTCCGCCACAGTGTGCCCGTGAGTTGCTCCGCTTCGGCCGCAGAGATAGCGCGCTTGAAAATA